CGTCAAGAAAACGATTAAGAAGATCAAGGAGAAGCTTGGGAAGAAGGTGATTGTCGAGTCTGTTTCGCAGCGCCGGAAGTTTCAGCGTTCCCTTCGTAAATAATTTTGTGAGTGTGCGGGGGAATCTTTGGCGGCGGATTGTTCACGACAACATCAGCGCAGATGGCACTAAAAGGCGAATCCGGGTGAAAGCTGACGCCATCCCTAATGAGATCGGCACAGTTTTTAAGGCGTTTGATTTCGTAAACCATGCGCTCATTGGCCAGCTTGGCGTCCAGCAGTGCCACCTGCTTTTCAGCTGCCTTGCGGCAAGTCCTGACGTGATGCCGGTCTAGTGGGATGGAGAAGGTGGCAGTGATTCCACCGTTGATTGAGAAGTTGGTTTTCTGGCCTGTGCGAACAGGTTTATAGAAAAGGACATTGCCCGGATTATCGGGCCTGCCATCTGGGACGGGATTGCCTTCCGGATCAAACGCGCCAGTGAGATCGAGAGTGTCATAAACCGGCTCGTTGTAGTGCGATTCATACGGATCAGCCCAACTAGTAGTGGAGCTAAGGAATGGGTTGATGTTTAGCGTTGCGCCTTGGCAGCTAATGCCCCCGCCGTAAGTGTTTGTAAATTGCTGACTCGGGACGACTTGAACAGCCTGATTCGTCACACTTCCGGAGCTATTGGCAACTGGTGCAGCAGTGCTTGAGACTTGCGCCTGTGCTGGTGCAGTGAGCAGCAAAAGCGTTGCAATGGCTCGCTTCATTGCGTAAAGGTGCTCAGCGTCTCCGTGATTGATTCAACGTCTGTTTCGCGGGTGATGATCGTATGTTCTGTCAGCCCTGGCCCTTGGAGTGTTTCGGCAAAAGAGAACGAAGCGGCTTCATTGACGATTTTCCACGATGGCTTAGAGGCAGGATCAAGACCGCGCCAAACACTAGAAACACCGTTCAAGCTGTTTGTCGTTGTGGTCAAGCTCATCGGAGCGATTGGACCGTCTGGCTTCACGTTCGTGCCTGCTGCTGTGTATTCGTAGCCGGTCCTATAGCGATACGAGTTGATGACTTCGTTGACCTTTGTTTTTGTCGTTGTCGTTGACTTAAGGGTGCCCTGCTGAAAGTTAGGAACAACCGGGACAGACTTTGCTTCTGGAGCGGCGAGCGCCACAACGCAAAGAACGCCCCAAGCAATCCAGACCCCAGCCCACATCACTTGATCGTGAGTTCTGAGGTCAACTGGCCGATCGCCAACGTGTTAGCTCCGCCTGCTGTGATCGTCATGGCTCCGTCTGAGGCGATGGTGCCTGCAAGATCACCTGCAGTCCCTGAAGCGGTTGAGACGATACTGCCAAAATTAGGAGCAGTGCCAGTCGTTACGGCTGATGTTGGGACGGCATCACCTTGTGTATAACTCTGGCTAAATGAAAACGCTTCGCCTGGCGTGTCTTGCGTGGCTGCGATTGTGCCAGGGGCATATACGCCGCTGGTGATTGTCCCGGCTGAAATCGTGTTTGCTGTTGAGCCGTCAGTTGTATCGACGCCTGAGCCTGAGATACTGAATGAACTGCCGATCCTGTCTGCGCTTGTTACCGCGCCGCCAACCTGCAGTGAGATTGATGACATGATTTTGTGGGTAAGATCAGCACGAGCTGGCAAAGTTGAGGCCAGTGTGACGCCCAATACCAAAAGTGTGCGGATCATTTGATGCCAGCTTTGGTGTCTTTGTTGTCCACGATAGTCGGTTTCTTGTTGGCATTTCCATTGCTCTTGCGCTCGATGCCAAATGAAGCCATCGCGCCAGTCAGGAGTGAGGCGACGAAGGTGTTATCCATTTTCATCTGGGGAAAGATGCCCAGGTAGGAAGCAGTCAAAAGCGCGGCACTCCAAGCCAAGACGAGGGCCTTGACCACATCTGCCATTGAGATGCCTTCCTTTTCGTGCTGATCGTCTGGAATTTCTGCCATGAGACAACAGAGCTACGCTTAAAGGGTAACCAGGTCAAGCCAATGCTTCTAATCCTCAAGCCTGTGTTGATGGCCATGTGGAAATCACGGGCATTCAAGGAGCTCATTGTTGCGATGTGCGAAAAGGTGGTTTCACGCACTGATAACGATTTGGATGACTTAGCTGTCAAGCATCTGCGTGAGCTTTTGCTGCCTGACACGCGAGTTGAAAAGTAGGTGGCGACTGGCATCATCCAAGCAGCGTTGCTGCTGTTGATCATGGGGCTCGCCTTGCTTCCTTTTTTTGAATTTTTCAAGAGGGACGTGCCCCATCGTGCGGCTGCGGTAAAAATTTTGGAGGATTCGCTGCCGCGTGAGCTTTTAGAAGAAGACAGTGCATGGATCCAAGCGTGGAAGGCTGGCGGCATTGACCAAGAGGTTCACATGCCCAGGTACTTCCGGCAGCTGGATTTGCCCAATGGGGCGCGGATGTGTTTCACCAGTGCAGCGGCAATGGTCGCGGTGCATCACAAAAAGGTCCACACCCAAGAGGAATACAGCAGGATCAGGGCCAAGTTTGGCGACACCACTTCCATCGGGGCCCATGTCAAAGCATTGACCAGACTTGGGCTGACAGTCACGTTTACACAGTCAGCAGACGCCGATGACGTGATGGAAGCCATTGATAACGGTATTCCTGTGTTGGTGGGCTGGCTGCACGAGGGCAACATGCTCCGCGGAGAACCGCCAATGTGCAGCAGCAAAACATGTGGGCATTGGTCGGTGATCCACGGTTACAGCGGGCGCTACAGCAATGACCCAAGCTGGCTCATGTCAGATCCGGCAGGGGTGCCATACATAGAAGAAGGCGGGCACAACTCAGCACTTTCTGGCTATCGCGTCAGCGTGCGGCAGGCAGCGTTTTATCAACGCTGGCAAGTTGACGGCCCTAAGTCTGGCTGGGCCATATTTGCTGAGTAGGATTGATTTTTGCGTTTCCAATATGGCGGTTTTGTGTGACTGGGAAATCAAAGCCCGCTGCAAAAAAGGCGGGATGGTTGTCCCATTTGACCCGGAGCTGCTGAACCCTGCGAGCTTGGATGTGCGCTTGGGCTCGCATTTGATGATTGAAAGCATTTACAGCCCTGAGCTAGTCCGCATCAACATCGCCAGCAAAACAGAAGATGACCCGTTCATGCTTCAGCCCGGCGAATTTTGCTTGGCTGAAACAGTTGAGTTGTTTAACTTGCCCGACGATGTCAGCTGTCAATTTGTACTCAAATCAAGCCGCGCACGATCTGGTCTTAATCACTTGCTTGCTGGCTGGTGCGATCCGGGTTGGCACGGATCAAAACTGACATTGGAACTAAAAAATGAACGCCTGCATCACCCCTTGGCATTGTTCCCTGGCTTGAAGATTGGACAGATGGTCTTCCATGCAATGTCCAACACGCCGATGCATAGCTACCGGGAAACAGGCCACTACAACAACCACTTGACAGTCATGCCTTCTGTGGCATGAATTGATAAGAATCTTCAGGGCTATGGGCTGGGCTGACTGGATGGTCGTCAACCAAACCCTTGAAGAGGAGCTTGAGGTTGAACGCAGCGTCAGGGAAGTCAACAACTGCAATGACGAGCAGGCCCTGAAAATGCTTTGCTCTGCCTTGGTCCGGCAGAGCTGGCATCAATCAAAACTGTTGAGCCAAGCTGTTGGCCGCATTGGTGAACTTGACGCCAAGATCGGCTTTGCGGACGTCTGAGCTGTTGACTATGCTTTGGCTTCTTCACCCTGAAACGGGCGAAGGACAAGTGACCTGCAGCGGATCAGGTGTGAGGGGCGCAAGGCGCGCGAGCCTGTCTCAGTCCGCAATCATTTGTCTGGCGCTTTGGACTTGAACCTGGATCGGTGCAGCCTGACACAGGACTCAAAGTGCCAGTTCGCCTGCCAATCGTTTTTAAAGTAACGGGTCATGCCTTGATGGCTGACCTCCCATTGCTGGATGCCGTCTTTCCAGACTTGCTTGATGGTTGGTCTAGTCATTGTTTGTTGGGGACTTACGCAGAACGCCAGCACTGCCGCCCCGGTTATCAGAACTCGTCGTCAGATTCTGCCTTTCTCGCAGGCAGGGTGAAGTCAGAGACGTTCAGCTGCAGGCTGTAGCCCTTGCCCCCGTCACTTTTGCGTTCATACTCTTGCAGCTTGCCTTGACCACAAACAGTGATCTTGTCCCCCTTGTGCATGTACTGCATAACGGTGTCTGCTCGCTTGCCCCAGACCTGGCAGTTGATCCAAGTGGTTTCGTCTTTGCCAGTGCGCGCAGCGATGCTGAAGTTGGCAACCTGACGGTCATTGAACTCTTTGAGTTCGGGGTCTTTGCCAAGGTTGCCGTGTGCGGTGATGTTGAGCATTACTTAAAAAACTTGGAGAGGATGATTTTGAGGGCTTGGTTTTGGTTGTAGTTGCGTGATTCCATGAAGTGGCGCAACTTGTCGGCTAGCTGATCGTCAAGCCGCACCTGAAAGAAGTTTTTGCGGCGCTTGAGGTCAGCTTCAGCTTGTGACTGGGGCATTGCTTAGGCGGTGATTTCTTTCATGGCATTTTGAATGAAAGTGCGATGGGCGTAGGTTTGGATCTTGTCTTTGACAAGTCCATCGGGGTAGTTGAACTCTTTGCGGAACCGTTTGATCAGCTCCTGTTTGTGGTCTGCTTTGAGTTCCTTGATGACGCCATGAAGAAGTTCTTTTTCGTCATCTTTCATTGGGTCACTAGGCTTGGGCTCTGCAGCTGCAGGCTTGGCCGGTTCAGTTTGGCGAGCAGGACGGCTGACCTTTTTCTCAAGTTGTGGCTCTGATTCCGCGTCAGTGTCCATGTCGGCAACGATGCCCAAGATTGAGCAGATTGCGTAACGACGCTGATACGTGACAGCCTTGCCCCATTCCTGGGTTTGGTTGCGGCCATCGCAGATCATCAGCTGGCAAGAGCTGCTGATGGTTTCGCCGCTTGTGTGATGCAGCGTTGTCACCAGTGATTGATTGTCAAAGGTTTGGGTGATGGCCAAGCCGTTGGCGTGCAGTGGTGGAGTCACTGTGGACAGCACGTTGGCAAGATCTGCAAACTTGCCATAGTTGGCCCGTGCATTTTTGTCGATTTTGTCGACAGCTTTGTGGAAGCCGATTAAGGCTTTGGTGAGTTCAGACATCAATGGTGGTGATGGTGATTAGGGCGCCCGGTGATTCACTGGCAGTGGCATAACGGCGTTCAGCGTTGATGCTGAAGACTTGCGAGTCGTCGTCGTATGCAATGCCTGTCAGTGCATCGCAAACAGCTCTACA